GGGCTTTACAACTGCCTGACATAGGACTTACTCCGTTTGCTAATTGCGCCCGAGCCTCTCTTATGGGAATTGATTATACTCGCGAGCCTAATGTTCATGTGGCATACAGCCTTTACATGGGAGATAGGTGGGAAAATGACACAATTAAGCTAACTTGGACTGGTATTGACATTTCACCTAGGTAGTGAGTACTTCTAACTATATATATCCCTGCGTCCTCTCTGATAAAAGAATTATTCTAGCAAATAAGCATTGACCCAAGCCTTGAAAAAAGCTATTATTACTCAGCACTAACCTACAGGAGAAAAATGGAAATTAGCTCTAAAATACTTTCAGACATTACCACTCACGCCAAGTACGCAAAGTACTTAAAAAAGCTTAAGAGAAGAGAAACATGGACGGAGCTTTGCGACAGAAACATGAGCATGCACGTCAAGAGATACCCTGCCCTTGAATCAGAGATAAGAAAGGTTTATGCCGATTTTGTGGTGCCTAAGAAAGTCCTGCCATCAATGCGCTCTATGCAGTTCGCAGGCAAGCCCATTGAGCTTAGTCCTAACCGTGGGTACAACTGCGGATTTGCGCCTGCAGACAGCCACTTGGTGTTTTCCGAGGCGATGTTCTTGCTTCTGGGAGGAACAGGCTTGGGCTATTCTGTGCAGCGCAAGCACGTTGACCAGATCGGAGAAATTAAGAAGCCAACAAAGACTCGCAGATATTTGATCGAGGACTCAATAGTCGGATGGGCTAACGCCGTCAAAGTTCTTATGGAGGCTTACTTCAGAGGAAAGTCTCTCCCAATATTTGACTTCTCTGACATAAGAGAGAAGGGCGCGGAGCTTATCACGACTGGTGGGAAAGCTCCGGGGGCTGAGCCTCTAAAGACTTGCCTGTTTAATCTTCAGAGAATCTTGGACAGAAAGAAGAACGGAGACAAGCTTACAACATTGGAAGTTCATGACCTTATGTGCTTCGTGGCTGACGCTGTCTTGTCCGGCGGAATTCGCAGGGCTGCTCTCATTTGTCTTTTTGACATCGACGACGAGGACATGCTGACTTGCAAGTTCGGCAACTGGTGGGAGCAGAATCCTCAGAGAGGACGCTCCAACAACTCTGCCGTGGTAGTTAGGCATAAAGTTACTCGCGCCACGTTTGACGACCTTTGGGAAAAAATCAAAGCCTCTGGCTCTGGAGAGCCGGGCTTGTACTTCAGCAACAACCCAGACTGGGGGACAAACCCTTGCTGCGAGATTGCTCTGAGATCTTTCCAGTTTTGTAACTTGACAGAGATCAACGGCTCGGATATAGTTGACCAAGCTGACCTTGACGCCAGATCAAAAGCTGCCGCCTTCTTGGGCACTCTGCAAGCAGGGTACACAGACTTCCATTATCTGAGAGATGTTTGGAAGAGAACGACAGAGAAGGACGCTTTGATCGGAGTTGGCATCACTGGCATAGCTTCTGGAGCTTTGGACAACTTAAGTTTAGAACAGTCTTCGGCTGTTGTTAAGGAAGAAAATGAGCGCGTTGCGAAAATTATCGGAATCAATGCTGCGGCTCGCACTACTTGCGTTAAGCCTTCTGGCACTACTTCTCTCGTTGTTGGCAGCAGCAGCGGTATTCACGCTTGGCACTCTCCTTACTACATAAGAAACATTCGCTTCGGAAAGAACGAAGCAATTTATAAGTACTTGGCTCAGCACCATCCCGAGCTTGTTCAGGACGAGTTCTTCAAGCCAAAAGAACAGGCTGTGGTAGGAATTCCTGTCAAGGCTCCGGAAGGCTCTGTTTTCAGAACTGAGACGGCTATCCAGCTCCTTGAGAGAGTTAAGAGATTCAGCGTTGAGTGGGTTAAGACAGGACACAGGAAAGGCGACAACACGCACAACGTGTCAGCCACAATATCGGTCGGACCTGACGAGTGGGAGACTGTTGGCAATTGGATGTGGAACAACCGAGAGCACTACAACGGCTTGTCTGTTCTTCCAAGAAATGATCATAGTTATATTCAAGCACCTTTCGAGGAGTGCACCAAAGAGAAGTACGAAGAGCTTTTTGCCAAGCTGACGGAAATTGACTTGACAAAGGTTGTAGAAGAAGAGGATAATACAGACCTGACTGGGGAAGTTGCGTGCGCGGGATCTGTGTGCGAGCTAGCATTTTAAAGGAGTTGCTATGAAAAAAAAGAAACTGCTGCCAAAAAAAGAAATAGCCAAGCGTTTGCTAAAAAGCAAGTCCAACACCGTTTTTACCAACATAGAGCAAGTTGAGAACACGCTTATCATATTGCTGAAAATGGGCGCTCTTAACACAACGGAGGTTGTATGACAATTATACTAATTCTATCCCTACTAGCCACGATAATCACAAGCTCTTGCAGCTCTCCTCAAGTCGTAAAGGCTGAACCACAGGATAGACAAGAGCAAGGACATGGATGGAGACGCTAGCATTGCTGTTATTAAGACCTTATCTAGCTAGGTTTCCTGTTGGCGTATATAAAGTACTTGTTAATGGGGATTATTATGTTATAGTAAAGGGGGTTGATAGAATACATCACCACAAGAGCAGGTTTGTGCCGTGCTCTTCCTTACTCTTGGAGCTTATGTGATTTTAAAACCTGAGCATCTTGTTATCGGCACTTGGCTTATGGATGTTTATGGAGTTAAATACCCTATGGTAATTACAAGAGTAGAAGGTGAGGTTTTTTATTTTTGTAGACTTCTAGGAACTTTCCACCATAATTGGACCATAGTAGAGTTTAATATTAATTATAAACTTGTTGCCATCATAGTTCCATCATCTTTGCATAAGGAGCTTGTGTGAACTATTCAGTCTCATTCTCAGCCCTAGACCTTTTCGAGGAGTGCTCTGAGAAGTACCGCCTTCGCTACCGAGAAAGGCTAAGCTCTGAAAAAATACCAAGCCCTTTGTTCTTCGGAACTGCCATCGACACAGCCGTAGAAGTTCTTCTCCTAAGGAAGAAAGTCCTGCTCACTGACGCCGAGCTTGACCTCACGCTGACAGAAACCGCTCACTCCTTGTTTGACAAGACAATGCGAGAGCAGGACGGCAAGCTTCTTGAGCGCAATGTTTTGTGCGACTATTTCCAGTCTGACTTCGACCCTAACGTGCTTAAGATCGAGGACATAAAAACACTGGAGACGAGCTACCCTCATATCACGGACTTCGGACAATTCTTTGACGACTGCAAGGCAGTGTTCAAGAAGAAGCAAGACCTCAAGAAAGCTCAGCAGCTTGTTTACAACCACATGTGCTGGCTTAGCCTCTACCGCAAGGGAGAGATGCTTCTCGAAGCTTATGAGAACGAAGTGCTTCCTCAGATCCACGAGGTGTTTGACATACAGAAGAACATACAGCTTATCAACGCTTCTGGCGACAAGCTCAGAGGCAAGATTGACTTCACAGCAAGCTTTGTTGACGACCCTTCCATTTTTCACATCGTGGACAACAAAACGAGTTCTAGCCCCTACACCGCTGACTCAGTGGCTAACTCCGACCAGCTAACCATTTACTGCGAAGCTGAGAACGTGAGCAACGCCAGCTACATAGTGCTTGAGAAGAAGATCCGCATAAAAGATCCAAAAACTCGCACTCAGGTTATAAAAGACGAGATAAGCGAAGAGCAGAAGCAGATAGTGTTTGACAAGATTGGAATTAAGTTGGATAATATAGCGCAGGACGTGTTTGTTAAGAAAGACAATCCGAAAGACTGTTTTAGTTATGGTAAAATTTGCCCTTATTACAAGTTGTGTTGGAAGGGTAGCATGGAAGGATTATATAAGAGATGACCGAAGAAGAAAAAAGAATTCGTAAAAATCTTACAACAAAAGCTTGGCATAAAAGGAATAAGGAAGCTAGAAAGGTTTATCGTGCAAAAAATAAAGAAAAGCTTATTGAGCAAGGTAGAGAATATCGCAAGCGTAATAAGTGCGAAATAAAAAAATATATAAGTGATAATAAAGATAAAATTGCACAATATCATAAAGTTTATAAAAAAGAATACTCTAGGAATAATAAAGATAGGATAAGAGAAAACGGAAAGAATTATTATTTAAAAGTTAGGGAAGATAGGTTGTGTTCTTATAAGGAAAATATAGAGGAGCATAGGCGTAAGAACAGATTGTATGCTAAAAACCTACCTGCTGGAGTGAGTGCTGATAGATGTGCTAAATATAGAAAAGCTAAGCCTCAAGTGTATCGGGCTATATCTCAGAAGAGACGAGCTGCTAAAAAGAAAGCTTGTCCTAGGTGGTTGACACAAACACACTTAGATGCTATTATAGATTTGAATAAGATCGCAGCAGATCTTCAAAAGTTAGATGGTGTAAAAAGGCATATAGACCATATAATACCTTTTGTAAATGATAAAGTTTGCGGTCTTCATGTTCCTTGGAATATGCAGGTATTGACTGAACACGAGAATTGTACCAAGAGAAACTCGTTTGATTACACTTATGATAATAATTCTTGGAGAGATAAATTATAAATTCTATAAACTGTGCTGGAGTGGAGATTCAAGTGGAATTACAAAAAGACCAGAGAGAGTTTAAAGTTGGAGATGAAGTTATTCCTTTGGAAAGTGCTAGGAAAGTATACGGTTTTGATGGAGTTTTAGGGATTGCTTACACTATTATTAATAAAGAATATGATGATGTGCATGGTTTTTATTCGTACCAACTAGCAGCAAAATCATCACATTGGGTAAGAGCTGTGGATATTATACCAGCGTCGTCCCTTATAAAGGAGCTTCTATGAAGTTTTACGAATTCAGACAAAGCAATCCGGGCGGTCATTACGAAGAGCACATGCCTATGTATTTATACGTACAAGCTCCTTCTTCTGAAGTGGCAGATGCAATAGCTGAGCAGCACGGGATTTACTTTGACGGCGTTGCTAAAGGTTTAGACTGCAATTGCTGCAATGATAGGTGGGATAGAGCAAGTGATGGGTATGGGTCATTTGATACTCCTCCTCCCAGCGAGTCGGAAGATGTTAAGATTATATACGCCTGTCAATTATATAAGGAGTTATCGTGAGCAAAGACCTAGAAAGCAAAACAAAGAAAGAGCTTGTGGAAATCATTTCCCAGCTTAAAGAAAAACTTGAGCAGATGCAAGGCGTTGAAGCCAAGCAGGTGGCTTCTGAGACAGACCTAGCTGGCACCGGATTCTCTATCATACAGGATTTAGAAGGAAAGTTCCAGTTTGTTGAACTAAAGTTTGACTTTGACTCAAAAGCTGCTAAGATAAGCTCTATTGAGTCTGTTTACCCAAGCAACCACGAGTTTGCTATGTATCAGGCTAAGAAGTTCCTCGTTAGTAAAATTATGAACAAAGACAACTTAAACCATTTAAAGGAGAAAAAAAATGGATAGGAAATTTGCAAACAGAATTAAGAAATTAGTACCCGAAGGTGGAGGCTTTGATTTAAGCTTTAACCAGAGCAACTCAGGCATTGCCAACAAGTTCGCATCTACTTTACAGCTCACTATTTTTGAAGCTGGCAAAGAAGGCAAGGGACCGATTATCACTAAGAAAGTGTCAATCCCTGCTATTGCTGACTCTATTGCAGCAGCTAACAAAGAAGCGTTAGAAAGCACTCTTCGCTTGCTGGGGGTTTAGTATGGATAATTTTCAGCACTCAGAAAATTTAGACCAGCTTGCGCCAGCTTTGTCCGCACTTCAGGGAAAACTCCCTCATGTTGGCAAGGACTCAAAGAGCTATGGATACAACTATGCTGATCTTGCTTCGACTCTGGATGTGCTTAAGCCTTTGCTTGTGGAGTTTGGTTTTTCCATCTCCCAGTTCGGCTCTGGTAACGCTCTTGTAACAATGCTCCTGCACAAGTCCGGACAATACATTAAGGGAAGTATGGAGCTTATTGAATTCGAGATGAAAGGTACGAATGCTGCACAGAGTCGCGGAGCTATTTTAAGTTATTTTCGCAGATACTCAATCCAAGCGATTGCAGGAATGGCTGCGGAAGATAGTGACGCATCTTCTCACGACAAGGTTGGAAAGACAACTTCCATCCCTGCAGCAAAGCTCACAGTAGTTGCTCAGGGAGTAAAAGCTGAAACTCCTGCTCCGGCGGCTCGAGGATCTTTCCGAAGAAACCCACCAGTGACAACATCTAACTCAGAGGATTTATAATGGAAAATGCACCCAGAGTAGTACCTAAGTCAGAAGTCACAGAGCTTCTTATGAGAAACCTTTTGAACGACCAAGAAGCGTTCAAAAATGCCAGATCAATCCTTAAGCACGGTCAGAAGACTAGACTCATGGACGCCATGGCGGTTTATCCGCTTCAGGACATTGAGTTTGACAACTCAGAGCCTGAGCTTCGAGTGGCTATCACAGTTTGGAAGAGAATCTCTGACAGCTTGGTTGCTATCGGCACAGAGTCGGCTATCGAAGGAATTCTTGCAAGCTTCAGCCATAGTCAGCAAAACATTGAAAACCCAACGGAAGGAGTATCTAATGAGTAAGTACGTAAAACTAGGAAGTCTTAACTTCCAAACACAATTCGACGAAGAGGGCAACATGCTCAAGGGCGAATACAAGACTGACGAGAAAGGGCGCAAGCTTTACATCTTCAAGCTTGACAACAAGGCTGAGATCATCATCAACGGAGTTGACATGACTGGCAAGACGCTTTACGTGTCTCGTCCAGAAGCCAAGCTTAATCGACTGCTTGAGAAAGGCGTCATCGACAAGAAGCAGTACGAGAAAGAGCTTGGAGATTTTTCTTCTGGTGGAAAGCTTGAGTTCGTTCAGATGGAAATCACCGCTGACTTGGAAAAGGGCAACTAGCCTTTTTAAGAAATTTATGCTACAGTAGAAAGGGGATGAAATACTCCCCTTTTTTCTTTTGGAGGGACTTATGCCTATGAGTGAAGTGAGCGTTGGAAAGTATTATATGGTAGACCCTTTTTTAAGAGGGTATGTAGTAGAACTTCCTTCTGTTATACAAGTTCTGCATTTGGATGGACATATAATCACGTACGACCCTAATCAAAGCACTTTGAGCTGTGGATGGCTTCTGTACGAGGCTTCTAGCCTTATGAGAGAGCTTTTATGAAAGTTGGGGACATGTTTCTCACCGAGAGTAATGGCTATCACTTCATAGGCGATGAGTTAATAACCATAGTAAAGATCAGTGGCGGCTTTGTATTTTATGTATACCCTGATAGCGGTACTGAATGCAATCGAAACATTGACGACTTTGTGAAAGGCACTATAAGAATCTCTTCCTTGGTAAAGGAGCTTTTGTGAAAAACTCAACACTCCACATAGGCGACTTCAGAAAAGCTCACCAAAAGCTTGTGTTGGAGGTTTACGCCAAGGACGGAGCTGACGGCTTGGCTATGTACTGCGCCTGTATGCTCTGTCCTGTGCTTGCTGCGTACAGCTTCTGCTTGGAGAAATATCCGGAGGACGAGCTGTTGACAAAGCGCATAGAGGGTGTTAAGCTGTTCTACGGAGTGGGTAAAATAGAGGAGTAGGGATGATAAAGGTGGGGATGTACTTAGTTATAGATAAGCCTTGGTGGGCTGACAGCAGGAAGTACATACGTATAATCAGGATTACTAAGGACTATCGAGTAGAATATAAGTATACTGACTTGAGGATTAGCACTTCTATGTTTCGCAGAGACTCGTGCGATTTTGAAGGAGACTGGCTTGTTCCTATTTCTGGATTGCTGAAAGAATTAATTTAAAAAGGGGAATAATGTGATGACAACGTTTATGGACAAGCGCAAGCAGCAGATGGGGATTCGTAGCTTAGGTGATATGAAAAGAGACGGCTCTGTTACAGGACAGATCGACCCTACCAAGTTTGTCAAAGGTCCGAAGAAGATCGACTGCTTGGTTAGACCTTGGCACAGAGGAGACATGACTGGGATTTTAGCAGGCTCTGGAGTAGGAAAGACATCCTTCTCTCTATACCTATTAAAAAACATCCTGCTCAACAATCCTACAGGAATAGTGGCTTTTGTTTCCTTGGAGATGACAGCGGCTGAGATTGCAGAGAAATGGGAGAAAATGACCGAAGATTGTCCTGAGATCTGCGAGCGATTCTACATCATTGAGAACTATGACGAGCAAGGAAAGAGCAAAGAGCTTACGGTTAATATGGTTAAGTTTGAGCTGAATAAGATCAAGGAAGTCATAGGCGAAAAGATGATAGCTTATGTTCTAGATCATTTGCA